GCTCGGGAAACAAGGAAAATCCATCACGCAAATGGCTGCCAAGCTTGAGGTCGATAAGGCGAGCTTGCTGAAGTGGAAGGACGAGAAAGACGACTTCTCCACCGCTCTACGCGTGGCCCTTACTTACTCTCAGGACTGGTGGGAAGATAAAGCGCAGACCGGGCTCATCGACCGCAACTTCAATGCCGCCCTGTGGAAGCACTGCGTCACTAGCCGTTTCCGCGAGGATTACGCGGAAAAGCGCGAAGAAGGCCCGTCGATCACCATCGTAACAAACTCTGCCGTTGACGTTCGTCAGCTTGACGCTGACAGTCGTGACGCCCTACGCATGGCGCTGATGAGCGCCGGGAAGACCATCGAGCACGACCCGGGAGAGCGGTGATGCTCCAGCTCAATCCGCCGCTGCCGGTCATGACGCCCAAGGGCGCTGGGCTGGCGCACGTCATCATTGATTATGGCGCCGAGCACGACCTCGTCTGGGTGGTCTTTCAGGACACCGGCGAGTGTTGGTCGTGGCGCAATCAGGATATTAGAGCGCAGGCGAACGTCACGATGGGGAGGAAGATATGATCTGGCAACCAATTGAAACTGCGCCGAAGGATGGGGAATCGTTTCTGGTTTACATGAGGGCGGGAAGCATCGAAATTGTCTGTTATGATTTGGAATTCAATAAATGGTGGGTAGACGCATTCGAACCGCCTCAAATTCACGAGAGTTGGATGGAAGCTTGGATGCCTCTGCCGGAGCCCCCAAAATGAAACCCTACCAATCCTGCGGCCCCCACTGGACCTACGGCTGGCTGCGCCGCCCGGAGCTAGACAGTTGCGACGAGGGCTATTGCTACGAAGCGCCTGACGGCCTACTGATCTATTCCTCGCAGGAGGACCACATCGAGGTCATGACGCTGTTCGAGGTCATCGGCGAGGACGGCGAGCCCTACCTCTGCGACCGGGAAGGCCTGAGCTGCTGATGGCCAGATACATTACATATGGCGACCAGAAGATCGACATCGACCAGACGCTCTATGAGCTGGATCTGGTGGATGCCGAGGAAAGCCTTGCGTCATTCGTCAAACAGGCGTGGGCCGTCATTGAGCCCGGCCAGAAGTACGTCCACGGCTGGCACATCGACTTCATCTGCGCCCACCTTGAGGCTATCACGGACGGCGTCGAGCTGGACAATGGCGAGCTGTACAACCGCCTGTTGATCAACGTCCCGCCCGGCACCATGAAGTCCCTGCTCTGCGGCGTTTTCTGGCCCGCGTGGGAGTGGGGGCCGCGCAACATGCCCCACCTGCGCTATGTCTGCGCCTCGCACAGCCTCGACCTCGCCATCCGCGACGGCCTGCGCATGCGGCGCCTGATTACGTCCGAGTGGTATCAGAAGCGGTGGGGCGACCGAGTCAACCTGACATCTGATCAGAATCAGAAAACCAAGTTCGAGAACACCTCGACAGGCTTCCGTCAGGCCGCCGCCGCTGGGTCGATCACCGGCGCCCGAGGCGACAGGGTCATCATTGACGACCCTCACAGCGTTGATGGCGCCAACTCGGACGCCCAGCGCGAGAGCACGGTCCAGTGGTTCCTTGAGGCCGTCCCGACCCGCCTCAACAACCCCGACAGCTCGGCCATCATCGTCATCATGCAGCGCCTGCACGAGGCCGACGTGTCCGGCGTCATCCTCGACAAGCGCCTCGGCTACGATCACGTCATGCTGCCCATGATGCTGGACAAGAGCCGCGCCTATCCAACCAAGCTCGGCATCGTGGACCCGCGCGAGGAGGACGGCGAGCTGCTCTTCCCCGCCCGCTTCCCGCAGGAGGTCGTGGACCGCGACACCAAGGTCATGGGGCCCTACGCCACGGCGGGCCAGTTCCAGCAGGAGCCAGCGCCCCGGGGCGGGGGCGTCATCAAGGCCGGGTGGTGGGAGACGTGGATGGATGAGGGCTACCCAGCCTTTGACTACATTATCGCCAGCATAGACACCGCCTACACGTCCAAGACCGAGAACGACCCCAGCGCCATGACGGTCTGGGGCGTCTTCAGCGGCGACATCACCAACTCCACCGCCGACAATTACGTCAACTCGCGCGGCAAGATGCGGAACACCGCAGACGAGGCCTCCCGCTTTGACGAGGGCGTCCGCATCCGCGACATGCTCGACCACAACCCCGAGAGCGTCCCCAAGGTCTTCCTCATGGGCGCGTGGCAGGAGCACCTCGAACTGTCTAAGCTGGTCGAGAAGGTGGCGGCCACCTGCCGCAAGTTCCGCGTGGACAAGCTCCTCGTCGAGGCCAAGGCGTCCGGCCTGTCCGTCGCGCAGGAGATCCGGCGCCTGTACGGGGCCGAGGACTTCGCCGTCCAGCTCATCAACCCCGGCTCGCTCGACAAGTTGGCGCGCGTCTACTCCATCCAGCACCTGTTCTCCGAGGGCATGATCTTCGCCCCCGACCGGGCTTGGGCGGACATGGTGATCCGCCAGTGCGAGGTGTTCCCCAAGGGCAAGCACGACGATCTCGTGGACACCGTCTCAATGGCCCTGCGCCACCTGCGCGAGACCGGCTTGCTCGTCCGCGCGCCGGAGCGTATGGCTGAGATCGACGCCGGGCGCCGCCACATCGGCTCGGCTCCCGCACCCCTCTACCCCATCTGAGGCCACCGCCATGATCAACGCCAGCGCCGTCGTCGATGTCATCACGCCCAACACGCCCAAGCGGATCGGGAACTTCCGGGTCGAGGTCTGGGGGCAGGCCCCCTACGACTTCGTGCGTCACTATGAGATCATGGCCCAATCTGATACAATCGCGGCACAGCAAGGCATTGCCCGCTTCGTCGCGGAGATGGAAGCATTGCCCGAGCCGCCCGTTCAAGGATCGTAACCATGCCTTTGCCCGGCCTCGCGCCCCAGAACATCCGCCTGCCCGGCCTGCCCGACGCGGCGATCCCGATGGCGCCCGACGTGATCATCGAGGCGGACGACGGCCCGGCGCCAGAACTGAACGACAACGAGCCAATCCTGCGCATTGAGCACGACGACGGGTCGATTTCGATCAGCATGGACGGCAAGTCCCTCGTCGATCAGCCCGGCAAGGCCAAGGGCGAATGGTTCAGCAACCTCGTCGAGGACATCGACCAAGGCGCGCTCGGCTCCATCTCCGACGAGCTGCTGCGCGGCATTGAGGACGACATTGAGAGTCGCCGCGACTGGATTGAGGGCCGGGCGCAGGGCATCAAGCTGCTCGGCCTGAAGCTGGAGATCCCCGGCATTGCGGGCGGAGCGGACGGCGCACCCGTTGAGGGCATGTCAAGAGTCCGGCACCCCCTGCTGCTTGAGGCGGTCCTGCGCTTTCAGGCCAACGCCCGCTCGGAGCTGCTCCCGACTGATGGGCCGGTGAAGATCAGGGACGACAACAACAACGCCACGCTGGAAGAAGACACACTTGCCAATGCGCTTGAGCGCGACCTCAACCACTACCTGACGGCCACGGCGTCCGAGTACTATCCCGACACCGACCGCATGCTCCTCATGCTGGGCTTTGGCGGCACGTCCTTCAAGAAGGTGTACTTCTGCCCCTTGCGCGGGCGGCCCGTGTCCGAGTCCGTCGATGCTGATGACCTGATCGTCAACAACGCGGCGACCGACTTGCGCAACGCTAAGCGGATCACCCATCGCTCGATGATGCGCTCAAGCACCGTCAAGCGCCTCCAGATCCTCGGCGTCTACCGCGACGTGGACCTGCCGATGGCCAAGGACCCCGACCTCGACGCGGCGCAGCGCGAGGAGCGGGCGCAGCAGGGCATCTCGGCTGGCTCCTTCCGGCCCGAGGACCGCGACCGCGAGATCTATGAGTGTTACTGCGAGCTGGACATCCCCGGCTTTGAGCACAAGTACAAGGGCAAGGAGTCCGGCCTTGAGATCCCCTACCGGGTGACCATCGACCTGTCCTCCCGCGAGGTTTTGTCCATCGTCCGCAATTACGACGAGGACGAGGCCGACCTCCCCGAGGCGCGCACCAACTTCGTCAAGTACACGTTCGTCCCCGGCCTTGGCTTCTACGACATCGGCCTGCTCCACATCCTCGGCAACACCACCAACGCCATCACGGCGGCTTGGCGCGAGATGCTGGACGCGGGCATGTACGCCAACTTCCCCGGCTTCCTCATGGCGGACACCGGCGCCCGGCAGAACACAAACATCTTCCGCGTCCCGCCCGGCGGCGGCGCCCTCGTCAAGACCGGCGGTATGCCGATCCAGCAGGCGATCATGCCGCTCCCCTACAAGGAGCCCGGCCCGGCGCTGATGAACCTCGTCTCCAACATGGCCGAGACCGGCATGAGGGTCGGCGGCACGTCTGAGATGCAGGTGGGCGAGGGCCGCGCCGACGCGCCGGTGGGCACGACGTTGGCCATGATCGACCAAGCCACCAAGGTCCTGAACGCCGTCCACAAGCGGATGCATGCGGCGCAGGCGCAGGAGTTCCAGCTTCTGACCCGCTGCTTTCAGGAGAACCCCGAGAGTTTCTGGCAGCGCAACAAGAAGCCCGCCTACCCGTGGGACGAGGCGACGTTCCTCGCCGCGCTCGATGACTGCCAGCTTGTCCCGCAGGCCGACCCAAACACGGCGAGCCACAGCCAGCGCATGATGAAGATCATGGGCCTGAAGCAGCTTCAGCAGGGCAACCCCAGCCTCTACGACCCCATCGCCATTGACACCGCCGCCTTGCAGGCGATGGGCTGGAGCAATCCCCAGCAGTTCATGGTGCCGCCCTCCTCGCTCCAGAACAAGCCCCCGCCAGAGGTCCAGTACGCTCAGGCGATGGTGCAGATCAAGAAGCAGGAAGCCGACGCCAAGACGGCGATGGTCGGCGTCAAGCAGCAGGAAGTTGCGGCCAAGATGCAGGAAGGCCAAGGCGTTCAGGGCGCCCAAGGCCCCACCATTGAGGACCAGATCAAGATGGCCGAGTTGCAAGCCCGTCAGCAGGAAATGCAGCTTGACCAGAAAGACTCGATGATGGACGCCATCAACCGCAAGCGCGACCGCGAGAGCCGCGAGCGTCTGGCGGCGGTCAAGCTGGCCGAGACCATCGCGACGGTGCCCGGCGCGGAGCAGGCGGTGCAGAGCCTGCTGGACCCCGGCATGATCCAGCGCCTTGAGAGCAACGAGCAGCCCCTGACGGAGTCGTAAGATGGATGATCTCGTCGCCAAGGCCCTCCACGCCGCGCGCCAGCACTTCGACGAGGGCGGCTTCCTTGAAAGCCTGCGCGGCATGTTCTCCGGCCCCGACTACCTGTCCACTGGCGAGGTGGCGTCTCCGACGAACTGGGGCGATCCCGAGGTGGCGTCTGACTTCTTCAAGGCCGACCGCGCCCTTCGCTTGGCGCGCGAGGTGCAGGCGTCTGAGCCTGCTCGCGATATGCCGCTCCGTCGCCCGGCGCCTGAGGCTGCGCCGCGCCAACAGATTGTCGCCGCGCCCCCCGCACCGGCCCCTGCGCCCGCACTAGTGCAAGCGTTTCGCCCCGTAACAACTTTGCCGATTGGCGATGTTGAGCCGCATGACTTTCCGCCGATCACAACGCCCAGCTTGGCGTTTGGTGAGCCGGTGTATGGGGAGAAGACCCAGCGCCTTGGCGGCGGTGAAGACCAGAATAAAGCACCCGCAGTGCAGATGGATTACACCATTGGAAATGCAGGGGCGCTTTGGCCATCGTCTGGAAATGATATTCAAACTTACGCAGGGATTGTTCCAGAAGATTTTAATGAGGGCATTGGTAACCCAATGTCTGTCGATGACGTGCGCCAGTCCATGATGTTCCGGCCTGAGCCAAGGGCCGAGGTTGCCCGCGCCGTCTCACTGGCGCGGAACCTTGCGCCTGCGCAGCCAGAAGCAATCCCCAGCGCCGCCGACGCCCTCGCCGCCGTTGAGAAGTTTCAGAACGCTGGGATCTTTTCCGGCAATGAATACGACAAGGCTGGTGAGATCCTCGCGGCCCACAACCGCGCCATGTTTGACAGCATCCCCGTCGAGGAGGCCCTGCGCCTCAACCGCGCCGCCGGGCCAATGATGATCAATCAGGGCATGCCAAGGGAAGAGCGCCCCACCGTTCGGCCCATCGCCTACAGCCCCGAGGCGCCAGCGGCCCCCGCCGCTGCGGCGATTAATCAGGCGACCGGCAAGCTGACGGCCCGCGCCCCGCAGGGCCCCGACCTGAACGACCGCCAGCGCGATCTGATCATCCGCACCATTGCGGCGGAGACGAGCGGCAAGAGCCCCGAAGAGTCGCAGGCCATCGCCCATGTCATCCTCAACCGCATCCAGTCCGGCAAGTACGGCGCAACGCCTGAGGCCGTGCTGTTTGCGCGCAAGCAGTTCGAGCCGTGGAGCAACCCCAACGGCGCCAACTACCCCATGCGTTTCACGCCTGAGAGCCGCCGCTACGGCCTCGGCCAGACGGCGCTTGACGCGGCGCTGGGCGCCGAGGACATAACCAAGGGCGCCACCAACTTCTGGGCGCCCAAGGCGCAGGCTGCGATGGGTCGTCGTCCCCCCAAGTGGGGCCGCACCGGCGGCGTGGACATTGGCGAGACGCGGTTTCATAACCTGAGCAGGGCTGAGGGCGGCCTCGTCGATGACGCGCTCCACGTCGTGCGCGAGCATCACGCTGACGGCAAGGCGGTGGGGCGGGCGCCGGAGATGCCAGAAACGCCAACCCCTGAAGACGCTGCGGTTACTATTGCTCGCCGCCAGCCGGTGACGCCCGCCTCGCTGGCACGCGCTTGGACGCCACCCGAGGAAGCGTTTGGTCCAGAAGCCAGCAAATTTGTGCAGACGTATCCCGAGAAGCTTGGTGAGGCCCTCTACAATGCACCGGGCGCTATTGCCCACAGCATTAAAGATCCATTTGATCTTGCCAATCAGGCATATCAAGGCCAACTGCCACCCAACTATTTTCAGACAGACGAAGGAATGGGCCGCGCATTCAATGCTTCTATGATGCCAGTGACTGGCGGTTTTGCGTTAAGTCACGCAGTTGGCCCTGCTGTGCAATCAGGCGAGACTATGCTTGGCATGGCCGTAAAGCCAAAGGGTGGGAATTGGATCAAAGGTAGTGTTGAGGCCGAAACTGAAGGACTAAAGAACCGCGATCTTGCACGGGCTCTTCAAGAACCCGCAGACTTGCCTGCCGCAAACATAGCAGTCGATGATCCAATAAATAACTGGATTGATAAGAAGCTCAACAAGTACATCAAAAATGAAATGGGAACACCTGAAGACCCAATACGCCCGTTGGCTGAACGGGATATTCTTCATATTAAACCAGAACTTATGTTTCCAACATATAAGGATAGGCCCGGTCAAACCCGGCTTGCTCAGTCTAATACAGCTAGAGCTTGGGAAGATGTTTCTGATCGTAGCATCGTAGGCGGCCCTGCCAAAAACTACTTTGATTACGATCAAGGTATCCCGTGGGCTGGAGCACAAGAAGTGTATGAAAAAAACCCTTGGCTTGAAAAAGTTTTGCCTGAGACAACAGTGTATGAAGCAAACGCCAGCAGGCAAATAACCAACGATCTTGGCTTTGATCATCTTGTTGATGAACTGAAGAACACTGTTCGCCCTGACAGCGACTTGCCAACTCATTTGCGTATGACCCCTGACAAACTTGACAAAGTGTCGATGCCACAGGCGGTCGAACTGGTGTCAAAGATCAATAAATGGCGCGAAGAAGCGGCGGCTAATGCTCTTGCCGTGAATGCAAACAATGAAGCAACGCACCTCGTCAAAGAATATCCAGACAAGGGTTACAAGTGGGTTGAACTTAAGCCCCCAACTACGGTGAGCGAAGAGGTTCTGCAATCTCTTAATCCGTTTGAAAAGAATCTTTATCAGCGTTACTTGGAAGCTGGAGATACGCCATATAACGCCCTGCAAGGCGTTATTGGCGATCAAGCCAAAGTTAGCCCCGCACTCAAAGCTGCCTTGAAGTATGAAGGCGACATGATGGGTCATTGCGTTGGCGGCTATTGCGACAACGTGGCTGCTGGTGAGTCGCGCATCTTCTCCTTGCGTGACTCAAAAGGTCGCCCGCATGTGACGATTGAGACTGAGCCTAGCCGCCACCTTGCTGGCTTTGGTAACGCAATCAATAAAATTGAGCCGGGTCTTTGGGAGAAAATGGTTAATGAGGGCGGCCATATAAACTCCTACAAATGGCTTCAAGAAAACCGGCCTGATATTTACAACAAAATGAAAGCTGAAAACATTGTTCAGGTTAAGGGCAAAGGCAATTTGGCTCCAAAAGATGAATATCTTCCTTTTGTTCAAGATTTTATCAAATCTAAAGATTGGAACGTCATTGAAGACCTCCACAACACGGGGCTTTACGAAGTTAAACCGGGCCAGCGTTTGCCGGGTTTCGCCAAAGAGATAGAACCCGGCCTATACTCAATGGAAGACTTCCAAAAGATGGCGGTCGAGAACGAGATGCCGCAAGAAATTATGGACCAATGGATGACCAAGTTGAGGAACCCTCGCGACTACGCTTCCGGCGGCGCAGTTAAGGATGCTTCATGCGGCTGTGAAAAGCCCACAGACGGCGGCTCTGTCGTGGATCGCGCGCTTATGTTAGTATCCCAGCAAGCTTGATGTTGCCCAAGCTATCCCTTCAGGCAGCACCGGGGACGCCCGGAACCTCCGAGGAGCAAAAGCATGTATGAGATGGCAAAAAAGGCCCGTGAGGCCATGCGCGGCAAGGCCAAGCGCCTCGCCGGTGAGAAGGACCAGAAGGTGGACAGCTCCAACTGGACGCCCGGCGATCCCATGGACGCGGACGTGAAGACGGGTATGCGCCCGATCTCCAAGCAGGGCTTCAAGCGCGGCGGCAAGATCGCTGGCGCCAAGGCCGAGGTCCACGCGGGCCGCAAGCCCCGCAAGTCTGGTGGCCGCGCCATCACTGCCGACAGCCTCATCAACCGCGACCAGAAGGAAGCGAATGAGGGCCGCGAGGGCAAGAAGCACGTTGGCGGCATGAAGAAGGGTGGCCGGGCGGGCAGGCTCTTTGGCGGCGCCATTGACAACCTTCTGACATCCAAAGCCATACAGGGCGAGAGCCCCGCTTCGATGGAGCAGTTGCTCAAAGGGTTCTCGGATGGCAAAAAGTCTGGTGGCCGCACCGGCAAGGCCATGGGCGGCTCGCCCACCGACATGCTGAAGAACTCTATGAACCCCCAAGCCTACATCAGAAACGTGCTCGGGCCGACCATGGGCATGAAGAAGGGCGGCAAGGCCAAGAAGGCCAATGGCGGCGGGACGATGGACCGCGTCAAGAACCCCAACCCCAGCCCGGACTACCAGCCCAGCAAGCCCGACCCCGACTACAAGGTCGAGGGCGGCCCCTCGCAGGAGGACAAGGACGCGCTGACCAAGAAGATTGAGGGCCTGAAGAAGGGCGGTCGCACGGCCCGCAAGGCTGGCGGCAACGTCAACTATGGCCCCATGGAGATGCCCGCTGGCAAAAAGGGCATGAGCACCTCCGAGCAGGTTGCCCTTGAGAAGAAGCAGGACGCGGCGTCCAAGCCCACTCGCGGCAAGGCCGTGAACAAGGAGCGCGGCGGCGAACTTGCCCCCTACGGTGGGACAACTCCCGTCCCCATCATGGGCCCCGACCCGAAGAGCATTGTCCAGAGGAACGCCATGAACTTTGGCGCTGGCACCTCCGGCTCGCCCTACGTCAAACGTGGCGGCGCGATCAAGCACGAAGACGTGGCCGAGGACAAGGCGCTCATCAAGAAGATGGTGAAGGCCGAGGCGCGCACCGCCAAGTTTGGCGGCGGCGGTCTGAGCGCCCCCAAGAAGGGCGGCAAGGGCAAGACCAACATCAACATCGTGATCAACCCGGGCGCCAAGCCGGACGATCAGATGGGTGGTATGCCTCCCATGCCCCCCGGCCTGCCTCCCCGCCCCGCTGGCGGCATTCCCGTGCCCATGGGTATGCCTCCCGCTGGCGCTGCGGCCCCGATGCCCATGCCGATGCCGATGCCCGGCCCCGCCGGTCCCGCTGGGCCCGCTGGCCTCCCTGCAATGGGCCGCAAGGCCGGTGGCAAGGTCTACCGCACCTACAAAGATATGGATGCAGGCGCCGGTTCGGGCCTCGGTCGCCTTGAGAAGACCGAGATCCAGAAGCGCAAGGCGTAAACAATTCGCAGGCAGCTCGGTACTGCCTGCGGGTAACGGGACGGCTGGTTTGACCCCCTCTGCCAGCCGTCCCACTTACATCGAGGGGGAGCAAAGAGGGGTCTATGCTTACGCTCAACACGCTCTTCGAGCGCGAATTGAAGAAATTAATCGCATCCGCCGTGGAAGATCGCAAAGACAATCTGTCCACAGGCTTGGCAACGATTGATTTCCCAACTTACAAACACCAAGTAGGAATAATCACCGGCCTCCGCATGGCTCTTGAGATGTGCGACGAGGCGGCGACGGTCTGTAACCGCGAGGAGCGCGGCCAGTAAAGGAGGGGGTCTACATGTCCAACGTATCCGCACACCACAACATTACGATGCACCATGAAGTCGATCCAAAGGACGTTCTGCTCAAAGAACTTGGCGACATCTCCGGGGTCGAGTTGCTGAACACTCAGGTGCTTGTCGCCGTGTACATCCGCCCCGAAAAGACCAAGGGCGGCATCATCATGACCAGCAAGGCCCGCGACGAGGATCGCCACCAGTCCAAGGTTGGCCTGATCCTCAAGACCGGGCCCTCCGCATTCGTCGATGAGGACGGCAAGTGGTTCTCCAATCTTGACCTGAAGGCTGGCGATTGGATCGTTTTCCGCCCCAGCGACGGGTGGAACGTCACCGTCAACGGCGTCCTGTGCCGCATGTTCGACGACACGGCGATCCGCGCCCGCATTCCGCACCCCGACAACGTCTACTGAGGAAAATCCCATGTCAGACACCGAAAACAAGGTCGAAGACGACGCGAACGACGAGATTGAGGTCGTAGAAGTCGAAAATCCGCCCAAAAACGCTTCAAAAGAGCAGATTGAACCCCAAGAGGGCATTCAAGAACTCAAAATGAAGCTGGAACAGGAGCGCGCGGCCCGTATTGAAGCCGAAAAGCAGGCCCGCGCGGCCCACAACTCCGCCGCCGAGGCCAAAAACGAGGTGCAGGACACCAACTTGCAGCTCGTGCGCAACGCCATCGACACGGTAAAGCGCAATAACGACATCCTCAAGTACAACTACAGCGAGGCCATGTCGGTCGGCGACTACACCAAGGCCGCCGAGATCCAAGAGACCATGGGAATGAACTCCGCCAAGCTCATGGAGCTGGAGCGGGGCCGGTCCCACATGGAAAACGCGCCCAAGATCACTCCGCAGGAGCCTGTGCGCCGCGCAGACCCCGTGGAAGATCTGGCGTCCCAGCTTTCCCCTCGCTCGGCGGACTGGGTGCGCCGCAATCCGCAGTGCGTGACGGACCCGCGCATGTATCAGAAGATGGTGGCGGCCCACAACATTGCCGTGGCTGACGGGTACACGCCCGACAGCGACGACTACTTCGGCCAGATTGAGGACACGCTGAAGATCAGCAAGCGCGTCAACACGGACTATGACGACGACCCCACCTCGGGCGCCGCCAAGGTCACACAGCGCCGCTCGGCCCCGCCCGCAGCCCCCGTCTCGCGCGGTGGTGGTGGCACGGGCTCCCGCCCCAATGAGGTCCGCCTCACCCGGGACGAGATTGAGACGGCGCGCGACTTGGGCATGACCGAAAAGGAATATGCCCGCAACAAGATGCTCCTCAAGAAAGAGGGACGGATGCAATGAACGCCAAATTTCAACGTGTAATCGCCGAGAAGTCGGCCATGTCAACAACCCCGGAGCGCCCAGCCATGAGGCCAGAACTGCGTGAAGACGACCCCCGCGCCCGCGCCGCAGCGCGCGCCGCCCAAATCCGTGACGACAATGGCGGCATGGATGAGGGCACCGACGAGTTCTACATCCCCAAGGGAATGGTGCCGGACGGCTGGGTCTACGAGTGGAAGCGCCACACGATCTGGAACCAAGAGGACCCGGCCTACACGGTGCAGCTTGCCCGCGAGGGCTGGGAGCCGGTGCCCGCCAGCCGCCACCCGACTTGGATGCCCAGCAACTGGGAGAAGGGCAGCATTGAGCGCAAGGGCATGATTCTCATGGAGCGCCCGAAGGAGATCTCCGACGAGGTGCGCCGCATTGATTATCGCCGCGCCCGCGAGCAGGTGCGGATCAAGGAGTCGCAGCTCTCGGGCACCCCGGACGGCACGATGGACCGCGTGGCGCCCAGCATCAAGAAGACCTTTGACATGCCGATTCCCGAGGATCTTTAACACCGATCAGGGGGCCCTAACCGGCCCCCTTTTCTTTATTCCCTGCGAAATTCCCCATGAAATGTTTTGGAAGCATTGTCATAAGCAAATTTTGCGTCTTCAATCTTTTCAAAATCACCTAACCAATGTCGTTTTCCATTTAATTTTATTTGAGCCCGCCATTTTTCTTTTTGTTTATAAAAATGAACTCCTTTGACGCCGCTTTTGTTATGTTTAGGTAATCCAATGTTTCTGCAATTATCGGCATGTGTCGCCAACCTAAGATTAAAAATCCTATTATTTGATTTATCTCCATCAATGTGATCAATTTGATGATTAGGGTTTATTTCACCATTAATCAAAAGCCAAGCAAGTCTATGTGCGGCATAATATTTTTTCTCTATGTAAATTCTAATATAATTTCTATCTTTAAGCCCGACAACTTGTCCGACTTTACAATATTGATGAAATATGTTCGACGTAAATACTCCTGTTTTGGGGCAGTACGTTACATATTTGTCTACAACATCTTTATTAGGAAGGTCGTTTATCTTTACCGGCATGATAGTTTATCCCTATGTCTCACACAGGTAGACTACTGTTTTTCTAGTATGTTTGCAAGCGTAAGTTTTTGCTGTATATTGATGATACTGCCTTGACGGCATTTCCTGCCCCGGCGCGCAGGATCATCTGCCCCTGCCTATGATGCTGCCCCGGCGCGCAGCTAATAGGCTTCCCGTAAAAAGGAGACCCCGTCATGGCGAACACTGCCGCCTATAACGGTTTTCAACAGTACAGTGGCACTGGCTCTGCGCCGACCTATGAGCAGGTTGCGGTCCAGATTGCCTACAATGCCTCCGCCATCTACTACGGCGACCCCGTAAACCCCGACGCCAACGGCTACGTCGTTGTCGGCGTGACCACCGGCGCATCCGCCAACACCCAGATCGCTGGCGTGTTCGTCGGCTGCCAGTATCTGTCGGTGTCGCAGAAGCGTACCGTCTGGTCCAACTACTGGCCCGGCTCCGATGTCGCCTCGACCAACGTGGTCACCGGCTACATCATCAACGACCCCAACGCGAAGTTCGTCGCCCAGTTCGGCAACGTCAGCGTCAGCCAGTCCTATGTGAACTCCGCTGTCGGGTTCAACATCGGCACGGGCAACACCTCCAACGGCATCTCGGGCGCCTTTCTTGCCACCCTCGGCACGACTGACACCACTTTCCCGTTCAAGGTCGTGTCGCTCATTACTGACCCGCCCGGCGTGAACGGCACGGAGTCTGGTGCTTACCAGAAGGCTGTCGTGGCGTTTAACTTCGTCCAGACCAAGGCCCTTCCGGGCGTCTAACAAGGAGTAGGATCAATGGCTGTCAATCTTTCAGCGATTAAAGATCTTCTCCTCCCCGGTCTCCGGGGCGTTGAAGGTCAGTACGAGCAGATCCCGTCGCAGTACGACAAGATCTTCACCAAGCACGACTCCAAGATGGCTTTGGAACGCACCGCTGAGATGCGCTTCCTTGGCTACGCCCAGCTCAAGACCGAAGGCGGCCAGACCGCGTTCGACAACGGCGCTGGCGAGCGTTTCGTGTACAATCAGGAGCACACCGAGATCGGCCTTGGCTACGCGATCACTCGCAAGGCCATTGACGACAACCTCTACAAGAGCCAGTTCGCCCCGTCGAACCTCGGCCTGACGCAGTCCTTTGCGCAGACCAAGGAAATCTACGGCGCCAACGTGCTGAACACCGCCACGACCTATAACGGGTCCATCGGCGGCGACGGCAAGGCCCTCGTGGCGACGGACCACCCCATCGACGGTGGCACGATCTCGAACTCCACCACGAACGACCTGAACGAGAGCACGTTGCTGGCTGGCATGATCGCCATCCGCACGAACTTCCGCGATCAGGCCGGTCTGAAGGTGTTCGCTCGCGGTCGTCGTCTGGTTATCCCGCCCGCCCTTGAGCCGGTGGCGATCCGCCTGACGAAGACTGAACTGCGCCCCGGCACTGCGGACAATGATGTCAATGCGATCATGTCCACGGCTGGCGGCCTGCCCGAGGGCTACATGGTCAACGACTATCTGACCTCTGCCCGCGCGTGGTTCCTGCTTACGAACATTGATGGGCTCTCCTATATGGAGCGCATTAAGTTCGAAACAGACATGCAAGTCGACTTCACTACAGACAATTTGCTTGTCAAAGGTTACGAGCGCTACAGTTTCGGTTACTATAACTTCCGTTCTATCTTTGGAGCGTTCCCCACTTAAAATCACTGGTTTTCTGGGATAAAACAGACGATACAAGTTTCATGTTGACTTTCAATAAGCTTCTGGGTACTTTCAGAATGTCTTTAAAGGAGGACAACATGAAACTGCAAGAACTGAGTTACGACGAAGTATCTGAGGCTATCGCCTACGACCCAGAAACCGGCGCTTTTATTTGGAAAAAGGATGTTTCGAAGAGCATCAAAAAAGGCGTGGCGGCGGGAACTGTAAAAAGTACCCGCCACCGCACCACGGGGCAGACCAAGTCCTACCTTTATATCCGTTATAAAGACCGGGAAATGGTTGCCTCAAGAGTTGCGTGGATGTTGCATTACGGCGTGTGGCCTGATCGGTCTGTGATGTTCGTGGATGGTGACACGACCAACCTCAAAGTTTCAAATTTGAGGTTGTCGGACTCAACAACCAGAACAATAGGTCCTGATGGCCGCGTTAGCAGCAAAATGTCTCGTGAAAAGCAGAGGCACTATGGCCTCAAGCGTTATTACGGGCTTTCGTTGAACGACTACGCCGAGATGTACCGTGTCCAAGATGGCAAGTGCGGGATCTGCAAGTTGCCGGAAAAGGACAAAGATCGCCACGGGAATGTTCGCGTTCTCGCCGTCGATCACTGCCACAAGACTGGTTCCGTGCGTGAGCTTTTGTGCTATTCTTGCAATAGCATGTTGGGTCAGGCGAGGGACAACATTGAAGTTTTGCTTGCGGGCGCCGACTACATCAGGAAGCACTCCGCTGGCGAATAGACTAGGCAACCCGATCACGCAGACCGGCCTAGCGGGCGCTGCACAGACTTCGTGATCTCATCGTGCAGGAGGCTCTTATGGGCATCACTACATTTACCGGCCCCATCAAGGCTGGCAATGTTCTCAACACGACCGGCACCACTGCCGGTACGGTCAAGAATGTTGGCTTCGTTATGATGGTACAGATCGCGCCTATCACGCAGGCAGCTACGGCCACGGCCTACGCCACGCCTATCGTCATCCCCGCTTACAGCCACATTGTCCAGATTCAAATCTTGGCGACGGTGGCTTGGAGTGGTGCGGCTTCAACCATCAGCCTTGGCACTTCCGCGACTGCAACTGAACTTGTCTCGGCGGGTTCCGTGGCTGCCATTGGCATCAACGGCCTGACTCCCGGCACCGACGCCACTCGCACGGCGCTCTGGTCCAACATCGGCGCAACCGACGTAATCGTCTACGCCCTGTCCGCCAACACGGGAGCCGGTGTCGGCGACCTTGTCGTCCGTTACGTTCAGGCTGAGAACGCCTAAGTCACAGGAGATCGTCATGAAGGGTAAGTCTGGAACTCGCGAAGCCAAGTCGATGAACGCCTACTCGGGCGGCACCAGCACTGTGGCCTCTGAAATGATGAAGCCCACGGGCGGATTCAAAAAGGGCGGCAAGATTGGCATGAAGGCCGAGGGCGTCATGTCCGAGGCTCACGCCGGTCGCAAGCCCCGCAAGAGCGGCGGCAGCGTCATGTCTTCTGCCGCTGGCGGTACGCCTCGCGGCAAGGGTGCAAACTACTAAGTCGTCCTCCCCCGACTCGGTGGTTCTGCGGGGGGCATTCGTGTCCCCCGCGTTTTTATGGAGCTTGCAATGTCTGGTGCATGGACACGCAAAGAAGGCAAGAACCCCGCTGGCGGCCTGAACGCCAAGGGACGCGCGTCTCTCAAAGCCGAGGGGCACGACATCAAGCGTCCCCAGCCCGAGGGCGGGTCGCGCAAGGACAGCTTCTGTGCTAGGATGACCGGGATGAAGCGCAAGCTGACCGGGTCCGCGAAGGCCGCAGATCCTGACAGTCGCATCAACAAGTCGCTCAGGAAGTGGGACTGTTAATATGCCTGCCAAGCCTCAAAATTCTGGTCTCTGGGGGCGCGCCAAGGCGGCGGCCAGAACCAAATTTGATGTTTATCCGTCAGCCTACGCCAATGCCTTTGCCTCTAAATGGTACAAGCAGCATGGCGGCAAGTGGTCCGGTGACGACAATCGGGTCAATAAGGCCGAGGGCGGCGGCTTGGGCAAGTGGTTTGCTGAAGATTGGCGGGATGTAAAGACCGGCAAGGAATGTGGTAGGATAGAGGGAGAGAAGGGCAAGCGCCCGTATCCCGCGTGTCGTCCCGCTGCGGCTGCCGCGTCAATGACTAAAGGTCAGAAGGCGTCAATGGCGCAGAAGAAAATTGGCTCTGCTAGAAAATCATGGCCCGTTTCGCCGTCTGGCGCAAAGAAGGAAAGTTAAAATGCAACTCGGTAGCATCAGCGCGACCGCCACAGGTTCGCAAATCCGCAGCGGCGCCCGCGTCGTCGATGACTTCCAGACGCCCTTCAACATTGGCGTCGGCGCCAAGGTCACGTCCGGGTCGCCCACATTCAACATTGAGTACTCGCTCGATGACCCCAACGCCGACGGGTACACCGTCGCCGGGGCAACATGGTACGTCGCCACGGGCTTCAGCGCCCTGACGGCATCGACTGGCGGCGCCGTCATCATCCCCTGCCGCGCTATCTGCATCAACATCACCAGCGGCACCGGGGCGGTCACGGCGAGCATCGTTCAGGCTGGCCCGGTCTAAGGAGCCACCATGGCGACGAGCGACACTTACACGTTCAATCCGGGGCTTGGTGAGCTGACGCTCTATGCGTACAACCTCGTCGGCATCAGGAATACAGCCGTGCTTCAGGAGCACATGGAGGCCGCCCGCATGGCGTCCAACATGCTCTGCGCGCGCTGGTCGAACATGGGCGTCAACCTCTGGGCCGTTGACCTCGTCACGACGGCGCTCGTCACCGATCAGGCCACCTACGCCGTCGATGGAAACACGGTTGCGATCTTGGACGCCTACGTCCAGAACGACGACTCCGGCGCCAACATCGACCGCATCATCCTGCCTGTGAGCCGCACGGAATACGCCAGCTACCCCAACAAGGAGCAGCAGGGTTTCCCCACGGTTTATTGGTTCGACCGCCTGATCAGCTCGTCCCGCTCGACCGGGTCCGCCGGGCCGTCCGTGACGCTGTGGCCCGTGCCAAACACCGACAACGGCCCCCAGAGCCTGAAATACTACCGGGTGCGGCAGATACAGGACTCGGCGCTTCAAAACGGGCAGACGGTCGAGATTCCTTATCTTTGGTTGGAAGCGTTCGCCTACGGCCTCGCCCTGCGCCTCGCGCAGATCTGGAACCCGGCGGCAGTGGCGATGATCAAGCCCATGGCGGACGAGTCCTACCAGATCGCGGCTGACCAGAACATTGAGACCGCGCAGCAGTACATTTCCCCGATGATCTCTGGCTACTTCAGGTAAGGGGGCGTGAATGGGCTACGCATCAAGATCGGGCCGGGCCACTACTAGCGCCACCAATCCGCGCGCTCATGCGATATGCGACCGCTGCGCTTTCCGGTACAACCACGACCAGCTCAAGTGGCAATACGACTGGGCTGGCGCGTCCCTGATGAACAAGCGCATTCTCGTCTGCAACACCTGCTACGACACCCCGCAGGAGCAGCTCCGCGCCATCATTATTCCGGCTGACCCCGTGCCGATCATCAATCCCCGTGTCGAGCCCTACGCTTGGGACGAGATCGACCGGCGTCAGGTGTCGGGTAATAACACCACCAACCCGCAGACGGGCATTCCCGTCCAGCGCGGCGACACGCGCGTTACTACCATCGACACCGACGTGCCTGACAAGACCCGCGTCACGCAGCAGACTGGGGAGGCGCCCTACGGCACGAACCAGTTGCCGGGCACAGACCCGAATGCCGTTACCTACCGCACGGTCACGAACGCCACTAATAACGGCATCGGGATCATCCGCCTGACAATTGCGACAACCAATGGCATGATTACAGGGCAGCACGTCACCGTTCAGGACGTAAGCGGCGTGTCTTCTGCCAATGGCAATTGGCGCATAACGGTGATGAATACGACCCAGATCGACCTTCAGGGCTCGGTCTTCTCGGGCGCCTACACGTCCGGCGGCTACGTCATCAATAACCCCAGCCTGCCATACGGCTTCACTGAAGTGCCCAAGACAGGACCGCTCTGATGCCCCGTTACGCAAGTAATGTTCAGATCCCCAATCTCACCCCCGCCATAGCTTTGTCGGGGGCCGAACTTGTTGAGATCGTTCAGGCTGGCGCCACTGCCCGCTGCACGACGCAGCAGATCGCCAATTTGGCGCAGTTGACGGTGGCGCAGAACGTCACGACGACGCAGAAGAACGCGCTGTCGGCGGTATCCGGGCAGATTGTCTTCGACACCACACTTAACAAGCTTTGCGTGTATAGTGGATCCGCTTGGCAAACCATAACGTCGGTGTAACGGATGGCAAATTCCCAAATCCCCAATCTTCCTGCGGCAACCGCCCTTACGGGTGCGGAGCAGCTTGAGATTGTTCAGGCGGGAACGTCCAAGCGCACTACCGCATTGCAAATTGCTGGCCTCTATCCCGGCCCCACGGGAGGGCAGGGAACGGTTGGACCCACTGGGCCGACCGGCCCGACCGGAAGCACCGGCAATACCGGCCCCACGGGCGCAGCGTCCAATGTCACCGGGCCCACCGGCAGCACGGGGCCAACGGGCAGCCAAGGTGTAACTGGCCCGACGGGCGCTGCATCGACAGTTGCTGGGCCCACGGGCCCGCAGGGGACTATCGGCCCCACGGGCGTGTCGGGCCCCACGGGGGCCACGGGCATAAACGGAGATATTGGCCCCACGGGCAGCACGGGGCCCACGGGGTTTGGCGCCACGGGGCCCACGGGGGCTGCCGGGACGCAGGGCGTTGGCGGCCCAACGGGGCCTACGGGGGCGGCGTCTACTGTTGCTGGGCCAACTGGGCCGAGCGGTACGGGGCCCACTGGGCCTACGGGGGCCGCGTCAACTGTTGCCGGACCCACGGGAGTCGGCGGCCCCACCGGACCCACGGGCGCGAGCATTACAGGCCCAACCGGCCCCACTGGGACGCCGGGCACGTCATCCAATCTGTTCCTTTATCTTGCCAACACGGGCGCCATATCCGGCTACCCCGGCGACGGCGACATTATCTGGAACAATGCCGTCCAGACAAGCGCCACGCAGCTTAATGTCAGTCACCTGACTGACAACAATGTAGACGTGGACATTTTCTTGGCGCTCCTAAGCGTCGGCGAACAGATCATCATCCAGAGCCAGACTAGCAGCAGCAGCTACCAGACGTGGACGATCTCTGGCGCACCCACCAATGTGAACCCGGGCGCAGCCAACTCATACTGGACTTATCCCGTCACCCTTAACGCATCTGGCGGCGCCGGAACCACAGGCTTTGCTAACGGGGCCGCGTTGTTCTTGGCGCTTGTGAATGGCATTAGCGGCCCAACCGGGCCCGCCGGGCCGACCGGCCCGACTGGAGCCGCATCCACTATCGCCGGGCCCACAGGCCCCAGCGGGACGGGGCCAACCGGGCCCACCGGAGCGGCGTCAACTGTGGCGGGCCCGACCGGCCCCACGGGCGGCGCGGGCGCAAACGGTGCGACCGGCCCGACCGGAGCGGCATCGACTGTTGCGGGCCCCACGGGGCCTACGGGAGCCGCCGGAAGCGCGGGCGCAAATGGAGCCACGGGCCCGACCGGAACCGCCGGGGGCGCGGGGGCCACTGGGCCGACCGGCCCCACGGGCATAGGCTACGCCGGTTTGACCAGCAGCACATCGACGCTGATCGGCACCGGGTCGCTCACGTTCACGACCAATCTGGCGGACACCGCAACTGCCATCACTGTCGGCAACCGGGTCCGCATCGCCTACACCATCACGCCCACGAACTACGTCGAGGGCATCATTACATCCTTCAGCGGCACCACGCTGGTCATGACATCAGACGCCACGGGCGGATCGGGCACCTACACCTCGTGGAACATCACCGTCACGGGGAATGTTGGCGCCACCGGCCCCACAGGCCCCAGCGGGACAGGCCCGACTGGACCCACGGGCGCCACCGGGCCGACAGGCTCGATTTACCCGACTGGCGGGTCGCCTGACCAAATCTTCTACGAGAACCAGCAGACGATCACGGCCAACTACACCGTCACCACCAGCTACAACGCCATGACTGCCGGGCCGGTGACGATCAATTCTGGCGCGACGGTCACTGTGCCGTCAGGGAGCACTTGGACTGTTATCTAGTTCTAACGACGAGGGGGTCGTCATGGAGAAGAAGTTGAGGATATGCGTCTACGCCATCAGCAAGAACGAGGCGCACTTCGTGCAGCGGTTTTGCGAATCTGCGGCTGACGCAGACATGATTTTGATTGCCGACACGGGATCAGACGACGGGCTTCCAGAAGAGGCGGCAAAATATGGGGCGACTGTTCATCACATTTGCATCACTCCTTGGCGGTTTGATCATGCTCGCAATGCTGCTCTTGCCCTTGTTCCTCGCGATATTGACGTATGCATCAGCCTAGACATTGACGAGGTTCTGCAACCCGGCTGGCGTGAGGAGATTGAACGTGTCTGGATCAAGGGAGAGACCACCCGCCTCCGTTACATGTTTGATTGGGGCGCGGGCATCGCGTTCTACTACGAGAAAATCCACGCCAGACACGGATACCACTGGCACCACCCCTGCCACGAATATCCTGTACCTGACGGACGCATTGCGGAAGTCTGGGCGCAGACCGACTTCCTCATCGCCGTCCACAAGCCAGACCCGACCAAGAGCCGGGGCCAGTACATGGATCTTCTGGAGCTTTCCGTAAAAGAAGACCCGGCCTGCCCGCGCAACGCCTTCTACTACGCCCGCGAATTGAGTTTTAACTCGCGGTGGCAAGAAGCGGTTGACGCCTGCCGCAGTTATCTGGCTCTGCCTCGTGCCACTTGGCAGAATGAACGGTGCTACGCCTACCGCGTCATGGGTCGGAGTTATAACGAACTTGGCATTGTCGAAGAGGCCGAGAAGGCCTTCCAGATGGCCGCGTCTGAGGCGCCAAACACCCGAGAGCCTTGGTGCGAGTTGGCGCTCCTCTGCTACCGCCAGCACCGCTGGGAGGAATGCTTCGCCTACTCCACTCGGGCGCTGAAAATCACCAACCGCGAGGCCGTTTACACCTGCGACCCCGAGGTATGGGGGTATCAACCGCATGACCTTGCGGCCATCTCGGCGTGGAACCTTGGTCTAAAGGACACGGCTGTTAAGCAGGGGAAAATTGCAGTAGAATTGGCTCCACATGATGACCGCTTGCGATCTAATTTTGGTTATTATCTCGGTGACACGCAAGAAGAGGCCGCATAATGGACACGCAGTCAGTCATGAACATTGTAAGCGTAGCTGCTATTGGAGCAGGCGGATGGTTCGCCCGCGAAATATGGGGCGCTGTCAAAGAACTGCGAAAAGACCTTCATGAATTGGAGGTAGATCTGCCTAAGTCATATGTCAGCAAGATCGACATAGACAAGCGGATGGACCACATCGAAACGATGTTCCAGCGGATCTATGACAAGCTTGATGGGAAGGCAGACAAATGAGCACAACGGAAGAGAAGCAGGAAAAGTTTGCCATTGAGATGGCGGCAAGCGCCAGCAAGGGCGCGCTGGTCGAGAAGATTACCTTTGCTGGTATACCGATCCTGTTCTCTTGCGTCGTCTACCTCATGAGTTCGCTTTCTGCTGCCAACAACGAGATCATTCAACTAAAGTCGAAGGTGGCTGTCGTTGTCAACGCTGACAACAAGGCCATCCCCCCGCAGGGGACGACCATAGACATGGCGCAGATCAGGGAGCACTTGAGCGACCAGATTTCCAAGGTTGACCGAGAAAGTGCCTTGGCCCGCGCCGCAATGACTTTGGACCGTGAACGCTCAATGGCCGCCATTGAAAAGAGCCGTATGGACATGGTGGCTGACGCCGCGCAGGCCCGCGCCGCCATCCGCTTTGACATGGCACAACTAATCGCCGCGCTCGACAAGCGCATCACTCTGCTTGAAAAGGGCAAATAAAATGGACTTACTGAAGCAATTTGGCCCCCTACTTGGTCAACTGGCCCCATCTATCGCAACGGCGCTTGGCGGCCCCTTGGCTGGCGTTGCCGTCAAGACCCTGTCCAATGCCCTCTTCGGGCATGAGGACGGCACCGAGGAGCAGATCTCTGCGGCCATGGCCGTGGCAACGCCTGACCAGCTTGCCGCCATCAAGAAGATTGACGCCGACTTCAAGGTGCAAATGAAGTCGCTCGACATCGACCTTGAGCGCATCTCCGCCGGTGACCGAGACAGCGCCCGGCAGATGCAGCGTGAGACAAAGGACTGGGTTCCCAAGGTCCTCGCCATCGTCATTACGCTGGGTTTCTTTGGCATCCTGATCTGGATGCTCCTCAATGGAATGCCAAAGACGGGCACGGAGGCGCTCCTGATGATGTTGGGCGCTCTGGGGACGGCGTGGACCGGCGTGGTCAACTTCTATTACGGCTCGTCCGCTGGCTCCAAGGCCAAGAACGACCTACTTGCCTCAAAGGACAAGTGACATGCAAGAGAACTGGGATGACAGCTTCGCCGCCGTCTTGAAGCACGAGGGTGGATTTGTGAACCATCCGAAAGATCCGGGTGGCATGACCAATTTGGGCGTCACAAAGGCGGCTTGGGAGGGCTACGTTGGCAAGCCCGTGGACGAGGCTTTTATGCGAAAGCTTACGCCCGAGGTGGTGAAGCCTTTCTACAAGGCCATGTATTGGGACAAGATCAAGGGAGACCAACTCCCCAACGGCGTGGACTATGCCGCCTACGACTTGGCGGTAAACTCCGGCGTGGGCAGAGCAACAAAGTTTTTGCAGACAATTGCTGGCGTCACGGCGGACGGCGTCCTTGGACCCAAGTCCATGGGCGCCATCAGGGAGTGCGACCCCGAGCAGATGGTTGACGCCCTCTGCGACATGCGCCTTGATTTTCTCAAGCGCCTGCCGACATTCGAGACGTTTGGCAAGGGCTGGAGCCGCCGCGTGGCCGAGGTCAAGGACAAAGCCTCTGGCATGGCGTAAACAGACCGTCAGTGGTATAAAGGGCGGATCACGGGGTTAGTCATGACCACAGGCCTCACATATTCGCAGTACGTCACCCAAATCGCCACGATGGCTGTCGTGGCGGAGACTGATCCTGCGTTCGTCACGATCCTACCCCAGATGATCACTTACGCCGAAAACCGGATGTACCGTGACATTGACTTCATGTTTACCTCCACGTCCCTGCACGGCGCCAGCTTCGTCCTGACTGCTGGAAGTAGGAACCTGTCCTTCAACATCAACTTGGCGTCAAATTCGGATGCGGCGTCGGGTACGTTCGTCGTCAGCGAACAGATCAATCTCTTGACGGGGCCGCCAGTTCTGGATGTTACAGCCGCTTCTGGCAATGGGACTACTGCCACTCTCACATATTCCAGCACCTATGCGTTCTCCGCCGGGCAGACGATCACTGTGGCTGGAATGGTCCCCGCAGGGTACAATGGGACTTACACCGTAACCAGCTCGTCGGCGGGGTCTGTGTCATACGCCAGAACAACCACTGGCAGCATGACCACCGCCGGAACAATTGACGGAAGCAGCAACGCATCCACCACCAATAACCCAGATTTGTGCGCCCGCATTCCCCTCCTTCCCACGACGAAGGAGTTCCTTGACGCCGTCTACGGGTCATCTTTTACCGCCAATCGCGGGCAGCCCCAGTACTTCGTGCCCTTCAATGAGACGCTGTTCTTCGTCGGCCCCGTGCCAGATCAGGCCTACCCGGTCGAGGTCGTCGGCACCTACCGGCCCAACAGCCTCTCGGCAACAAACACTTCGACGTTTATCAGCCTCTACCTGCCAGACGTCTTCATCATGGCCTCGATGATTTACATTTCTGCGTACCAGCGCAACTTCGGGCGCCTGAATGACGACCCGCAGATGGCCATCACCTACGAGAGCCAGTATCAGGCCCTCCTCAAGAGCGCCATCGTCGAGGAGGCCCGCAAGAAGTTCGACGCCGCCGGGTGGTCCTCGCAGAGCCCCGCCACCGTCGCCACCCCGACGAGGGGGTAATCCATGCCCCACAGCGCGCTCAAACTTATGCCCGGCGTGGATGTCAACAAGACACCCGCCCTCAACGAGGCCGCCATCTCGCAGAGCCAGCTCATCCGGTTCATTCCCGACCGGACGCTTGGTGGCTTGGTGCAGAAGCTGGGCGGCTGGACAAAGTTCTACGCGGGCCAGATCGGCTCCACTGTCCGGTGCTTGTGGGCGTGGGAAGACACCAACGCCAACTCCTATTTGGCTGTCGGCGCCGACGGACTTGCGCCAATTGTTGTGACCGGCGCCAGCGGAAATGGGACGACGGCAACCCTGACCTTCACCGGCCCGTTTGTCTTCACAGTCAATTCCGCCATTCTCGTCGGCAGCATAAACCCGAACGGCTACAACGGGACCTATGTGGTCACGGCTGCCACATCAACCAGCGTCTCATACGCCAACGCCACGACGACCGCCTACGTCTCCGGCGGCACGATCACCGGCGCGGGCAACTCCCTCGGCGTCATTGTGTCAGGCGGCAGCCAAGACATTACGCCCGAGCAGATAACGGCCAACGAGGCCGTCAATTTCAGCACCACGTCCGGCAGCACTGCCGTCGTCATCGTGGACACGGCCAGCAATACCAACGACTACTATGCTGTTGATATACAGACACAAGTCAGCGTCGGCGGCATTGTCCTGTTCGGGCAATATCAGGTGTCTAATCCGACCCTGAACGCCAACCAATACACAATTTACGCGGCCACCGCCGCGACATCGACTGTCGCCAACGGCGGGGCCGTGCCGTCATTCACCACGGCCAATGGCGTCAACTCAGTCTCAGTCACCCTGAACAATCACGGGTATCTGGCCGGGGACACGTTCACGGCACTGGTCGCGACGACAGTCGGCGGCGTCACCATATACGGCAACTACGCCGTCATCAGCGTGACCAGCGGCAACGTCTTCGTCATTGCGGCGTCCAATTCCGCGACATCCAGCACCAGCGGCTCAATGAACGGCGGGCAGGTTCACTTCGTCTACCGCAACGGCGTTGGCACATACCCGCCCGGCGCTGGCTATGGCGAGGCAGGCTACGGATTTTACGGTTACGGTGGCATTGTCCCCACCAGCTACCGGGGCGTTCCGATCAACGCCACCGACTGGACATTGGACAACTGGGGCCAAATCCTCATCGCCAACCCGCTGGGCGGGCCGATCTATTCGTGGGATCCGACGACGGGCACGGCGGTCGCCAACGTGATTGTGGCCGCGCCCACGGTCAATCAGGGCATGTTCGTCGCCATGCCACAGCGCCAGATCATTGCGTGGGGCTCGACATTTACGGGGATCTCTGATCCCCTGCTGGTCCGCTGGTGCGACGTTAACAACTACGACGACTGGACCGCCAGCCTCACCAATCAGGCGGGCAGCTACCGCATACCCAAAGGCTCCCGCCTTGTTCAGTGTATTCAGGGGCCGCAGCAGGGCCTCCTGTGGACTGACTTGGGCATCTGGGCCATGCAGTATGTTGGGCCGCCCTACGTCTACCAATTCAACGAGTTGGGCACGGGCTGCGGCCTCATAGGGCGCAAGGCCGCCGGGTCCATGAATGGTGTCGTCTACTGGATGGGGCAGAGCCAATTCTACCGGCTCGCGGGCAATGGCGTCGAGCCGATTCGCTGCCCGATCTGGGACGTTGTCTTTCAGGACCTCGACACGACCAACCTCGACCGCATCAGGATTGCTCCAAACTCCCGCTTCGGCGAAATCACTTGGTACTTCCCCACCTACGGGAATGGCGGGGAAAACGAGGGATACGTCAAATATAATATCAACTTGGACCAGTGGGACTACGGGTCCAACTCTGCCGCCAATCCGTATGTGTCGCGCTCGGCGTGGATTAATGAGTCTGTGCTTGGCCCGCCCATTGGCGCCGGTCTGAACCAGTACCTGTACCAGCACGAGACTTCCAAGGACGCCGACGGCGTGGCCATGAACTCCTACTTCCAGACGGGCTACTTTGCCCTGACGGAGGCGGACGTGAAGAGCTTCATTGATCAGGTCTGGCCCGACATGAAGTGGGGCTACTTTGACGGAACGCAGGGCGCCAACGTCTTGCTGACCTTCTACATCACGGACTATCCCGGCACGGCGCCTGTCGCCTATGGCCCTTATACGCTGACGCAGGCGACGACGTTCATCACGCCCCGCTTCCGTGGCCGCTTGGTGGCGATCCGCATTGAGAGCAATGACATCGGGTCCTTTTGGCGCCTTGGTAATATCCGCTACCGCATCCAGCAAGACGGAAAATTCTAATGGCTGCATCAATTGACGACCTGTTAACCACCCAGAAGAATGGCGTCGTCGCCATCAACGGGCTTGCGCAGGCAACTGCCCGGACCCTTGGAACGCAGACATCTCTTACGGTTACTGCCGCCACTTTGATTTACGTCGGCAAGGGCTATCTCGTGAACTTCTCCGTTGTCGTGGCGGGGTCTACAGCGGGAACAATCAGCAACACCGGCGCAGTCGCATCCGTGGCCGCTGCCAACGCCCTCTGCGCGATCCCCGCCACGGTTGGCGTCGTCAAGTTGGGGCAGGTTTTCTCAGCGGGCTTGGTGGTTACGCCGGGAACAGGGCAGTCCGTCAACGTCACCTATTCTCCGGGGTAAGCCATGCCGCTCAAAAAAGGTTCCTCGCAGAAGACGATCAGCTCCAACATTGGAGAGCTAATTGATTCTGGCCGCCCGCAGAAGCAGGCCGTCGCCATTGCGCTCAACACTGCCCGCCATGCCAAGGCGGAGGGTGGCCCCATGCGCGCTCCCGCGCCCGCTGGAGCCTCTGACGGCGTTCACCTCGGCCCCATCCACAGCCCCGTGGCGGGCCGCACTGACCACCTGCCTATGCACGTCCCATCGGGCTCCTACGTCATTCCCGCCGACATCGTGTCCTCGCTGGGCGAAGGTAACACCATGGCGGGCTACCGGGCCGTCAAGATGATGTTCCGTGACGCGGCACCGGGTGCCTACGCGGCTGGCGGGGGCGTCGGGGAACCCGTTCCTATTGTCGCAGCCGGTGGAGAATATGTTCTTTCTCCAGATGAAGTGATCTGGGCGGGCAAGGGTGACCTTGACGCGGGCCACCGCGCCCTCGACAACTGGATCAAGGCCACGCGGAAGGATCTGATCAAGACGCTTCAGAAATTACCCGGGCCCAAGACTGACTGAGGGGGATCTCAATGTCTGACGAGCTAAAGGTATGGGTTGGCAATCTTGAAGACGTAGACGTTATGATGGAGCTGGCCATAGAGGGCTGCTACGAGAACAGCTTCGTAAAACCCAACCACGAGCGCCTGTTGCGCGAGATCTGGCCCGCCCTGAGCCGCGAGAATGGCATCGTGGGCTTCGTGGGCGTACCCGGCGAGAAACCGCAAGGGGCAATTCTTTTGAGAATTTGCCATGTGTGGTATAGTGACGACGAGATACTAGAGGAGCGCGCCGTCTTCATTCACCCTGATTTCAGGGCAGCGAAGGGGGGCCGCGCTCGCAAGTTGTGCGAATTTAGCAAGCAGGTCTCGGATGAACTTGGAATACCGCTCACCATCGGTGTCATGTCCAGCCAGCGGACGGCAGGCAAGGTCCGCATGTACGAGCGCATTTTCGGGCCGCCATCTGGGGCCTATTTCCTTTACGGAACCCGCACCGGCACTTGGAAACAGGCAGCCGAGTAACGCTATGAAAAGCCGGAGCGCCGCCAAATGAGCAATGTTTTTGTCTTCAGGCGGCCTCCCCACGGCGTCATCACTGAGTATTTTGGCGGCGGCAAGGGCGGATCCACGACCACAACTAACAATGTGACGCAGATCCCGCCAGAGGTTCTGGCGCGATACAATGCCGTCAACGCTCGCGCCGAGACCGTCGCGCAGGCGCCCTATCAGGCCTACAGCCAAGACCCCAACGCCTTCGTCGCGCCCCTATCGCAGACGCAGCAGGCTGGCATCCAGAACACCAACGCCATGGCTGGCGCGGCCCAGCCCTACTACGGCGCGGCCACGGGCCTTGCGGCGCAGAGCACTGGGAGCGTAAACCCCAGCGCCCTGAACGTCGGCCAGTACATGAACCCCTTCACGCAGAGCGTCGTAAACGCCACGCAGGCGGCGATGAACCAGCAGCAGGGGCAGCAGCTATCCCAGCAGCAGGCGGACGCAATCCGTGGCGGCGCCTTTGGCGGCGAGCGAGCGGGCCTCCAGCGGGCGCAGTTGATGGGTCAGCAGAGCCTTGCGCAGGCTCAGGCCATCGCGCCCCTGTACCAGCAGAACTACAATCAGGCCTTGGCGGCGGCCCAGCAGCAGCAGGGCGTGGGTCTTGGGGCCGAGCAGGCCAATCGCCAGAACCTCCAGAACGCGGCCACGCTCTTTGGCAGCATCGGCACGAACGCCCAGCAGGCGGGGCTCGCGGGCGCTCAGGCGCAGTTGGCGGCGGGCCAGCAGCAGCAGCAGACGCAGCAGGCTGGCTTGCAGGCGCTCTACAATCAGTTCCAGCAGCAGCAGGGCTTCCCCTACCAGCAGGCGCAGTTCCTCGCGAACATCGCCACAGGCACGGGTGCGCTGTCGGGCAACGCCACAAGCGGCACCTCAACCACCACTGGAGGCGGCGGGTTCTTCTCGGACGAGCGCCTGAAGGAGAACATCAAGAAGGTTGGCGAAACCAACGACGGCCAGCCGATCTACCGCTACAACTACAAGGGCGACCAGCGCACCCAGATCGGCCTCTTGGCGCAGGACGTTGAGAAGGACCATCCCGAGGCGGTTGGGTCTTCGCAGGGCTACAAGACCGTGGACTACAAGAAGGCCACCGAGGGCGCCATCCACAAGGAGGACGGCGGGGCCTTGTCTGGCACCGACGCCTACAGCATTGGCGCCCCCAGCGCCATGCTGCGCGAGAACTCCGGCAAGGGCCTCGGGGCCATGCCCAGCCTGCCGCAGGCGTTCATGGGCGGGAGGGACATCCCGATTGAGGCTGGCGCCAGTGGCGCTGGCCTTGCGGCTATGCGCTCCCCCACGGTTACGGGCTTTGCTCCCGGCGTCCGCGAGGGCAAGCAGGCCGAACTGGATTCGCTGCTCAGTGCGCAAAACCAGCCTCCCGGGCCCAATGGCGCCCTCCTTGGCTCTGGCCCCGGCTACATCCAGAGCCGGATTGGCACCCTTCAGGACTGGCTCAACAAGAACGCCTCGCCGGGCCCGCAGTATTCTTCCGCCGGTGGCCTTGTCGGCCCCGAGGGCGGCGCGTTTGCGCATGGCGGCTCCTTCGCGCGCGGCGGTCTGGCCGATGGCGGCTACATGAACCCGGCGCTTGCCTACTACGGCCCGCAGCAGTCGCAGCAGGGCGGTGTCTACGGCACTCAGTTGCAGCCCCTTGCCCAGCGCCAGATCCTTCAGGGCACCCCGATGCAGGCGCCGCAGCAGCGGCAGCAGCCTGACGCGGTTGCCGCAGCCATGAACATGGCGAAGCTCGTCGAGATGGGCAACAAGGCCCGCCCCGACTTTTTGCGGAGTGATGCGGACATTGCCGCTCGCAAACAAACTGCTGATGCCCTCGCAGCAAGGGAACAGCGCGACATTGAATGGGCTAGAGAAAAAGGGTATCAGCTCCCATCCGACGCAAAAGCTGCGGACAAGCCAGAAGTGCCGGAAGAAGCCCGTGGCGGCCTGATCGGTGACCGCCACCACTACAGCCGTGGCGGCATCAACCCCTACGGCGGACTTGGCGGCAATAGCATTCTCGGCCCCGTCCTTGAGGAGCAGGAGCAGCAGCCCCAGCCACAGATGATGAAGGCGCCAGAGGCGCCCAGCCAGAAGCCCCAGCAGCAGTCTGGCGGGCTTGGCGATGTCGTGAGCACTGGCCTCAAGGCCAAGAGCGCGTATGATTTGGGGAACAAGGCCTACAAGTTTGGCGCCGACAAGCTCGGGCTTGGCGGTGACACTGCCATGAGCGCCACGAGCGCCGAGGCTTTGCCGGGCGTTGCGGGTGGAGTTGTCCCCGAGGCGGCTGCCCCCGTTATTCCCGAGGCCCTTACCGCTGCGGTTCCCGAGGCCGTTGCCGGTGGAACAACCGCCGCCGAAGGCGTTGCCGCTGCCACTACTGCTGCGGAGATTGCTGCCGCAGCCGAAGCCGCCGCCGCTGCCGCTGCCGCTGCGGAGGCTGCTGCTGCCGCTGAACTCCTTATTTTTGCTCCCCTCGCGTCCGACGAGCGCGTTAAGCACGACATCAAGAAGGTCGGCACCCTCTATGACGGCCAGCCCGTCTACCGCTTCAAGTACAATGGCGATGACAAGACCCAGATGGGCCTCATCGCCCAGAAGGTCGAGAAGTCCGCACCCGAGGCCGTTGGCCTTGCTGGCGGCATGAAGACTGTGGACTACCGCAGGGCGACTAATGCCGCCGCCAAGCGCGGGCATTTTGACGATGGCGGGTTCCTTGTCCCCGACGAGTATTCCACGGCAGAGCCCGGCCTTGCGGGTGCCGAGGGTGGTAATGAGGTGGCTGCTACAGGCGGCGACGACCAGACGACGAGCATTGGCCGCACTGCCCCAATTGCGCGCACCGTGAAGCCTGTCCCAACTCCCGAGAATGCGGTTGTAGCTACAACACCTCGCGCGCGTGAGCCCGGCCTTAACCCTCCCAAGTCCTTCCTGCCCGAGATCACGTCCGAGGGCGTCAGGGACACACTGTCGTCCGAGAACTTCTGGGTGCCCGCGCTGGCGGGCCTCGGCTCAATGCTGGCCTCGCCCAACAAGACGCTGGCCGGGGCCATTGGCTCGGGGCTGGTGGGTGGGACTGGCGCGTACACTGGCTTGCAGAAGCAGCAAAGCGAGATCGCCAAGAACTCGCTTGATATATTCAACAAGGTCTTTGAAAAGCGCGAGGATGGCGAGGGAAACATCAGCTATATGAACCTCCAGACGGGCAAGTTTGCCACGCCACAAGAGGCCTTTGGCTTTCTGCGGAACATGCCCGGATTCTCTGGCCTTGCAAAAACGCCGACCGCCTCCGCAAGGGAGGCCCCCCAACGTGATCCTACAGTTGCTCTGGCAAGCGATGTTGTGGACAAGGGCGTCGAGCCCGTTACTCCTCGTGCCGCTGCTGCTCCGCCTGTTAGTGGCCCGGCAAGGCCCGCCGCAACCGCTCCTGCTGAGGCCCCTGCGGTCACCCCCGGCGCACCCGCTGCGGGAACGCAGCCTGCGCCGCCTGCGCGCACCGCAGCAAAGCCGGAGGAAGGCGAGCAGCCCACCGTCCGCATTCCTGAAGATGCGCAGGCCGAAATCCTTAAAGCTGACGCTTGGGCTCGCTCTCAGCCCGATGTCAAGGCGCACCTTGACGAGGCCCGCATTCAATCACGCATCGCCGATCAACGGCAGGCGCAAATGAGGGGGCCGATGACGCCTGAGAGGCGGGCGACCTTGGCCAAAGAGTTTGAAATTGCCAACGCGCAGGCAAGGGAAGCAACTTCTCGTGCTGAGGCTGGGGTAACGCGCCTCACCGCTCCCATTTTAGCTGACATTGGCAGGCAGCTTGGGGTGTCCCCCCAAGCCGTTGCTGGCGCTGCGCGGATGGAGCGCGGGAAGGCGCTGGCTGTTCTTGGCTCTGACATAACGGATCCAAAAGCCGCAGCCGCAGCAAATCAGGTTCGCCTTGAAGAAGAGGCAAAGGCTCGCGTTGGGCAGCGCACCCGCGCCTATGTGGACCCCGAGACTGGCACGGAATACACACTGCCGGTTGACGAGACCGGCAAGGCTGTGGCGCCCACTCCTCCGAAGGCGGAGCAAGGCGCGGCTACTCCTGCGCCTGAGCGCGTCCAGATTGATCCCCCGACAGGCAAGGTCATCCCCGGTCGCCCGAAGCCTCCTGCGGGCGGCGGTTCTGTCATTCCTAATCTGCCCGCTAATGCCAGCGTGACAAAGCTTGGCGATCTGGCGGTTAAGCAAATTGCCAAAGATGCTGACTTCTTTGAAGACATGCTTGGAAAATCTGAGTCCCTAACAATTGGAAGCCAACGGTATAATTCTATTGCCAATGCCTTCAAGCTTTTTGAAAGTGGGCCGGGAGCCGGGACGTTTTCCGATTACGCGGCAATCGCCAAATCTTACGGCTACCCGGATCTGGCAAAACGCATCATGGATGGCGAGCCAGAAGCAGTTCAGTTGCTGCAAAAGGAAGTCCCCGGCCTCGTCCTTGAACAGCTCAAGGCGGCCACGCCGCGTTTTGCGCAATCTGAGTTTACAGCCCTCCTTGATCGTGGCGTTCCAGACGCAGCGAAGCTACCCGGCGCCAACTTTCAGATGGTCGCCCAAGGACTTGCTATTATGAATCGCGCAAGTGCCTTTATGGAGTCGTGGCCTGATGCCAAGGCAGAGGGCTGGCGCAGCATGTCTTCCTATTATCAGGCATGGTCGAAAGCAAACCCGCTGTCTGAGTACATGGAAAGCGCCAAACGGCAGATGGGTAACTTCGCCGGTATGCCACTCCCGCCCGCCAACAAGCTGGCCGCTGGCGCCACCTATGTGACTCCGAAGGAGTTGGATGGCGACACTCGGGCGGCGATGGGCGCCTTGGGCATCAAGCCCGGCGACATCTGGCGCTATAATGGCCCCGGTGAAAAGGTAACCGTCATTCCGCGAGACGAGATGTTCTCTACTCATATGGGGCAGTGATATGGTCGAGATCGCAGAAACCCCGAGAGTCAAATCTATTGAAGAGATCCTCGGCGCAACAGGCGCTGGGCCCGGGAGCCGCCCTGCGCCCGCAGCCCCGGCGCCTGTGGCTGAAGTTGCTCCTCCTTCTGGTGAGCCTCCCGCCGCTCCAAAAAGCATTGAGGAGGTCGTCGGCAAGGGCGTGAAGCCCACCCAGTCCACCGGCTGGTCTAAGGCGACACAACTGCCCGCAGGCTTCAATGAAGGTTTGGCAAACACCCTCGGCCTGCCTGTGGACCTTGTCGCGGGCGCATTGCGCATGGCTGGCGCCCCAATGGGCGACACGCCCTTCGGCGGGTCTGCTTCGATCAAGAAAGGCATGGGTCTCGTCGGCGCCAATCCTGAGAACATCCCCGTCTCTGGCGATGCTGAGAAATATATTCGCGCAGCCGGTCGTGGCGCAGGCGAGGCCCTCAGTATGCAGGGTGTGGCCGGTGGCCTGACGCGCGCTGGCATGGAGGCTATTGCCCCAAAGACAACAGAGATAATGAACAAGATCTTGGGTGGCCGCGCGCCCACCACAGGCCCGGGCGGCACGGTCAGGGAGGCTACGCGAGCTGTCGCGCCTGTCCTTGAGAACGCAGCCATCGGCGCCGGTGGCGGTGCGGGGGCCGAGGCGGCTATGGAGGCCGTTCCTGACACCTATAAGCCTATCGCTGGCATGGTTGGCGGCATGGGCGGCAGCCTGTCTACCTCTGGCCTGCTCAAGGGTGTGGAAGCCCTTGGCGCTCCCGTGAAGAGCGCCGTTCAGAACTTCTTCGATCCCGTCACTGTGGCTGGCCAGCGCCGCGCTGCCGCGAACCGTGTCGCCGGTAACGTCACAAGCGTGGAGCGGGCGAAAGATATTCTTGAGAACGAACCTCTTGAGATCTTGCCCGGATCAAAGCCCACGACGCCCGAGGTTCTGGGAGATCAGAAACTTGGGTCGCTCATGCTTGAGCGTCAAACAAAAGACGCGGCTCCCTTCATGGAGCGACGTGGGGAACGCGCTGCGGCTCGTGCCGAGGCGCTTGATGAGGCCGCCCCTCCCGGCTCACCCGTCGCCGTCTCGCAGAAGCTTGATCGCGAACTCCAGAACCTTGAGAACCAAGAGCGCCAGATCACGCAGCAGGATCTGCGTGGCGCTCAACAAGCGGCTGACAGTCTGGGCACTCAACAGCCCCCAGAGGCCACCGGCTCGGCCATGCGCAACTTTTTGGATGCAGCCAAGAAAGAGATGCGCGACTGGCGGACAAAGCTCTACGAGGCCGTTGATCCGCAGGGCCGTGTTCAGGTTGTCTCCTCTCAAATCCGCGATGCGGCCCGCAAGGTGATCGCTGATTACGATCCTCTTGCAGAGCCGATGACAGGCAAGATCAAGGGCATCTATGACGATGCCGGGAAGCTTGGAGACAATACGCCCTTCAAGTCTCTGGTCGCCTTCGACAAGCGCATCAATGCCGCCATGTCTGAAGAGCTTGCCAGAACCGGCACAGAAACCCCCGAATATTATCTCCTCACTCAGATGAAGAAGGCCGTGGCGTCATCGATCAATGACGCCGTCGAGAACCAAGCTGCTCAGGACGCTCGCGCTGTGGCTGCGGGCAACCCTCCCCCCGGAGGCAGCATTGCTGACCGCATTGACCAATGGGTGAAGGACTTCTACGCGCAGAAAGAAGGCGGTAAGGCAAAGCCTCCTGCGCAGCCAACAAAGATCACGCAGGAAGATGTTGACGCCATCACTGCCGCCAAACTTGGCCACGCCGCTTACGCCCAAACCTTCAAAGAAGGCGCCACTGGCGCAACTTTGGCGTCTGCCGGGGGGCCGGGCCGCTACAAGGTTCTTGACTCTCAAGTTGGCGACAAGTTCTTCAGGCCCGGCCCGGCTGGGCATGAGGGCATGCAAAGCTATATGAACGCTGTCGGCAGTGACGCCGCCGCAGTAGGCGTGATGCGCGACCACATTGTCTCGTCATTAAAGCGCGAGGCGATGACGGCGCAGGGGACGATAGACCCTCGTAAATTTGCGGGGTGGCGCAAGAAGTATCAGGACGCCTTGCGCGAGTTCCCTGATCTTGAAAGACAATTCGCGAATGCCTCAACGGCCACGGAGACGGCTGCAAGGTCTGCGGCTGACACCAGCACTGCTGTCAGCAATTTCCAGACAGGCTTGACAAAGCAGCTTCTTAAGCTCGGCAATGAGGCCGATGTGGTCAAGACAGTCGGAACCGTCTTCGGAAAAACTGACGCTGCAAGGCAGATGCGCAACCTTTTCAATCAGGTCAAGGCGGACCCTGACGCTGTCAACGGCCTCCGCAGGTCAATAGTTGACTACATCAAACAACGTTTTATTTCGACAACGGAGGAAGGGTTCTCCGGCGTTGATAAAATGAACCCCGGCGGGTTTCAG